CAATTAACGGACATCGAGCAACGGATTCTCAAGTGGGACGATCCAGACGACACGAGCGACACTTGTGACCTGATCCATCGGCACTTTGAGGACTCTGCCGCAAAGTTCAGCGACTGGTATGACGTATCTGGAGAAGGTCGCCGGCTTTACGGACTGATGTTTAAAGAGCAGGTGGAAGATTCTTCGCCGCTCGACGGCTTGCTTGCCGGGATCGCCGCTGCTGCCTACTGCCTTGCGGTTTCTCAGGTGGCAAGACAGCTTGGCGTAGATGAACACGCTGTTCATTGCGCTCTTGAAACAGACCGCTTAGGCGACGCTGATTCTTTTGTAGCCGAGTGCAGGGCATGGAAACCTCGCAACGAAAGGACTTCGCCATGATCCACGACACGCTCCGTGCCCTGCTCGTCATCGCCGTGCTCGCCGCCGGCAGTTCGCTCCTGGTCGAGACGCGGCAACGTCTCGCGGCGGTCGAGCTCGCAGCCAGGATGGCAACGCAGCCGCAGCCCATGCACGCGTACCAGCCCATGCCGCAGCCGCAGCCGGGGCGGCTTCAGCAGTTCGGCAGGGCCACGCTGAATCTGGCCGACGCAGCCCTCGGGGTTGTGCGTTAGCCCAACTGACGCTATCCATTAGCCGAACTGACGCTATCCAAAATACTGTACACAAGTTCGACTCCCCTCATTTTGTTGCCCTACCCCCTTGTCCGTTGCCTGAACAGATGTATCCTTCGACCCCAACCCCAGGAGAGAACGTGATGAACGATCCCCATTCCCGTGAATACGCCGCCGCCGTCGCCTACATGGGCGATCACACCGTCTCGTCGGGCACGACCCGCTACCGCGACGGCAAGCTCGTCACGACCTACGCCGTTGGCGACCGGATCTTCTTCCTCGAGAAGGGCCAGACGCTCGCGGGCGTCGTGGTCGAGGTGCTGACCGAGGACACCTACCACGTGCGGCGGCATGTGCCGGATCACGGCAACCTGCACTACGCGGTTCACGCCGACCAGATCACGCCGTATTGACGAACGACGGAAGGACCGGCGGCCAGCGGAGCTAGTCGCCGGAAGGAGAGGGGCGGAGCCCCTGCAGCAAGGACGCACGAACCACCCGCAACGCAGGACGCCGAGCGGGATTTTCACACCACGCAGGAAGGACGCGAGAGATGACCACAGAAATCAGCACGCAGCGGGCCGGCGGACTGGCCCTCGCATCATTCGACGATGCGTTTCGGTTTGCCACGATGGTGGCGAAGAGCGAGTTCGCCCCGAAGGATTTTCGGGGCAAGCCGGAATCCTGCCTGCTTGCGATTCAGCACGGGGCTGAGATTGGCCTTTCCCCCATGCAGTCGCTGCAGAACATCGCGTGCATCAACGGGAGGCCGGCGATTTGGGGTGATGCGGCCCTGGCGTTGTGCCTGGCAAGCCAGGTGTGCGACGGCATCCACGAGACGATTGAGGGAGACGGCGACAACATGACGGCCGTCTGCAAGACGAGCCGCAAGGGTAAGGACGCCAACGTCGTCGCCCGGTTCTCCGTAGCCGACGCCAAGAAGGCCGGCCTGTGGGGCAAGCAAGGCCCGTGGACGCAGTACCCGAAGCGAATGCTTCAACTCCGGGCGCGTGGTTTCGCCCTGCGTGACGCTTTCCCTGACGTTCTCAGGGGCCTCGTGACCGCCGAAGAGGCCCAGGACTACCCGCAACAGGCCCCGGCTCCCGAGCCCGCCCGCGAGCCCGTGGTGGTGCGTCCGAAGTTCGACGCCCCGGCACCGGCTCCAGCCACGAAGGCGACCGAAGAGGACATGCAGCGTTCGCGACTCGCGGTGAATCGCACGAACGACCTCGTGGCGATCAAGGCAATGCGGGCCAAGGTGGACGACCGGCTGCGGACTGGCTTCTACACGCCCGCCCAGGCCGACGAACTGCTGAACCTCATCGCCGGCAAGATCGAGTTCCTCACCGTGGAGCCCGAGGACAGCGGCACGGACTTCGCCCACGAGGCCGCCGAGCACGAGGTGCAGGCATGAAATGGGTGATCTCGACAGGACCGAAAAGCGTGATCGGAGTCGCTTCGGCAATCGACCTGGTGGTTGGCCGGCTGGCCTACATGCAGCGAGAGCCGCACGCGAACCGCGAGCGTCTGATCGCCGAGGCCCTCGACTACGCCAGGCACGTGCAGCGGTGGGTGGCGGCGAACGAGCCGCCACCGTCCCCACGGGTGCCGGATCGCGATCGCCACGGAAAGCCGGGGCCAATGAGTGACGGATGACTGACGGCGGCACGCCATTGCCGAAGCGGCTTCGCATCGTGAGCCGCAGTGGTCTCCCAGGGAACAGGTGGCGAGTAACCGCCCAGCCGCAGCCGACCTCCATCGGTAAAGCGACCGCCTGCCCCACGTCACGGGGCCAATACACGTTTGACAGACATCGCAGAGTGGCAAGGCAGTCACACCCAACCACGCAAGGAGGCACACATGCCGCAGGTTTTTGAAGACATCATCGTTGACGCCGAGTTCGCCGCACTGATCCCGCCGCTGTCGGCCGAAGAGCGGCAACAACTCGAAGAGAACATCGTCGAGCACGGCGGCGCTCGCGACCCGCTGGTGGTGTGGGCCAGCAAGGGAACGCTCACGCTGCTCGACGGCCACAACCGCTACGAGATCTGCACGCGGCTGGCGTTGCCCTTTGACATCGAGGAGCTGCGGTTCAGCGACCGCAGCCACGCCGAAGAGTGGATCATCCGCAATCAGTTCGGCAGGCGGAATCTGTCGGCCTACGTTCGCACTCAGTTGGCGTTGCGGCTGGAAGAGACGATCTCGGCCAGGGCTAAGGCGAAGCGTGTCGAGGACGGCAAGGCGACGGGTCGCGGAAAGGTTCCGCAGAAATCTTCGGAACCTTTGGAGACTCGGCAGGAAATCGCCAAGGTCGCCAACGTCTCGCACGACACCGTTGCAAAGGTCAAGAAGATCGACGCCGCCGAGAAGGCTGGCAAGGTTGACGCCGAGACTGTCGCCAAGTTGCGAACAGGCGAGGTGTCAATCAACCGTGTAGTTCGTGACCTGAAGGAACAGGAAACGGCTGCGAAGCGGCAGGAACAGAAAGCCGCAGCGGTTGCAAAGCGGCAGTCGGTTGACGGCCTGTACCTCGGCGACTTCCGCAAGATCGGCGACAAGATTCCCGATGCGTCAGTTGACCTGATCTTCACCGACCCTCCATACGACCGGAAGGCCATCGAGCTGTACGACGGCCTTGGTGAGTTCGCAGCTCGCGTGCTTCGACCAGGCGGAAGTCTGATCGCCTACGTCGGCCACATCCAACTGCCGGACGTGCTCACGGACCTCTCAAAGCATCTTCGCTATTGGTGGACGTGTGGATGCTTCCACGCCGAAGCAAAGGCCCGCATGACCGAGTACGGCATCGTCGCTGGCTGGAAGCCGATCGTGTGGTTCGTCAAGGAGACGCGAGGTGACAAGCAGACTTTCATCACTGACGTGGTGACCGGTGCCCGCGAGAAGTCGCACCACGATTGGCAGCAGGCCGTCTCCGAGGCCCGCTACTTCATCGACTTGCTAACCCAGCCTGACGATTTCGTTGTTGACCCGTTCTGCGGCGGCGGCACGACGCCAGTTGCGTGCATTAAGTCTGGCAGGAAGTGGGCTTCTTTCGAGATTGAAGAAGCAAACTTCGCGAACGCTTCTTCCCGCATAAAGGAGGTCATGGATGACCAGGCCGTTTAGCAATCGGATGCACTGCCCGAACTGCAAGTGCGAGATGACGATGGAGACCGCTCTTGGCAGGTGGCTTCGCGGAAGGGGCGACCTTCGTTCCGAAGATGGCATCAACATCTACGACGAAGACCACTTCTGCGACCGCCGAGTTGTTCACAAGTTCAAGGAAAACGGCGACCGTAGCGCCCAGTGCTACATGACCATCGAGGTGAAGGAATATGGGGCATACCCATCGGATGCACAGCGATCGACGTTTGCAATCCTGAGCGGATACCTCAAGAACTTTTTTGGGAACATGCACACACGGCGCGGTGCCACGAGCGACATCGCCGGGAAACGCAAGAAGGTCTGGGATCCGGTCTTTGAGAGGTGGGTTCGTGTTCGCCACTACGGCTACCACCTTTTGCAGTTTGAAAAAACATGCCCCGATGACTCTGCGTGGATCAAGTGGGACGGCAAGGAAATCTCACCAGACCAGCTAGTGGAACTGCTGCGGTTTGAGATTCATCCGCTGACGCTAAAGCCGATGGACGCGCGAGACCATCATCGGCAGAAGTCTTTCCCGCTCTTGTCGGAGTAAATTAAATGGCCGGTGACTGGCTCAAAATGCGGCACGACCTAGCAGACGATCCAGCCGTCATCCGGCTGGCGTCGATCTGCGGGCTCGAGGAGGATGCCGTGATCGGCAAGCTCTTCCGCCTTTGGTCGTGGGCAGACCGCCATAGCAAAGACGGCCATGTCGATGGTGTCGATCTGGCTTGGGTAGACCGATTGGCTCGGCGTGATGGGTACGGTGCCGCCCTTGTCAGGGTGGGCTGGCTTGTCGAAACAGGCGAGGGGCTGAGTTTCCCGCGTTTCGACAGGCATTGCAGCGACACCGCAAAGGCCCGTGCGCTCGGGAAAAACAGGGTCGAAACGCACCGTAACGCTGGCAGCGTTACGCGTGACGCCGATCCCGTAACGCTGAGCGCGTTACCAGAGAAGAGAAGAGAAGAACTTCCTCCTCTACCGCGCGAAGGGTTCGACAAGCAGGCGTGGCAGACGCTCCGCAAGGCGTGGAACTCCGGCAAGGGAAAGCCCTGGAAGCCGGTGAACCCGCATCCGAAGGCTGTTGAGCGGCTTGCGGAACCTGGCTGGCTGGAAGAGGCACTGAAGGCAATCGAGCGTCTAGGCCGCTGCCGGTTCTTCAAGACGGCAGTTTC